GTTCATCGCGCGAATCTTCGTAGGCCAGTTGATATGCTTGACCAAAACGCATCTGATGCTCTGCTTGCTCAGCGCGAAGCGTGCGGAGGTAGGCAATAAAAGAAGCATCTGCATAAAACACACGTGCACTGCTCTCCGTTTTTGGAGTGTCAAAATATCCTGCCTCGAACCGTTGCCGTGAGACACATATCTTGCCCGTGTTCAGATCAATATCCTCCCACGTCAGACCAAGTGTTTCACTGATGCGCATTCCGCTGTGATACATAATTTTAATGGCGGGGTAGGAAGTAGAGCCTCTGGGGATAGCGGCGAACTGCTCCGGCGTTACAATTACACGTTTTACTACTTTGCGTGGTGCACACCGGGGGATAGGGATATTTGTCGCCGGATTGACAGCAATGAGCTCTGCCGGATAAACAGCATACTTCAGTGCTGCAGACAGCACTGACTTTGCCTGTGTGATAGTTCCGGCAGCAAAACCTTTACCTGCAAGTTCCTGCACCCACGCAGCAACATCGCGTGGACGAAGGTCTTGTAAATAGATACCTCCTAAACGGACAAGAATGCGGTCTTTTATCGCGCGGGAATAGTTTTGATGTGTCGTCCGCTTCACGTTCGGCCGCACAACGTTCTCAAGCCATGCGGCGAGATAGTCCCGCAGCTTGATCTTCTCCGACGTGATGCCAATGTTGCCACTCTTCCAGTCGGCATAGGCCTTTACTCCTGCTTCATATGCTTCGTCCTCTGTGGCAAAACCTCCTTTCTCTTTCATGCGGCGCGGATTCTTCGAAACGTCGAAGCTGTACGAGTACGTCTTTCCGCGCTTTCTGATTCTGATCTTGGACATAAATAAAACCTCCTTGCAAGGGGAGGCGAATCATGGTAATATGTAGGTGCAATAGGGCATGATTCGCGTCATGTCTTCCGCTCTCTCTGTTGGCGCAGGGAGGGCGGCTTTTTTCGTTTTGTTTGACTATGTAGGGTTTTTAGATAAATATTCTTCATCCCGAAGCGCATGCGCAACTAGTTCCTTGATTCCCCTGATAATAGATAAGGTTTCTTCTTTGATGCACGAATAGTCTTTTTCGTCGATTCCATTAACAATATTCCCATCTCCATGAGCTATATGATTGCGATATTCCAATAATTTATTGATGTGATCCTTATATCTATCAGCGATGGAAAGATTAAAACCCAAACGAAAAAGAAGTTTTTTTAGAACAATAGGGGTTAAATTTGATTCGGTATCGACTACCGTATCTGGAATTTCTGCAATCACTTTCAAAAAATCATCAAATGCACAAACAAGATCATGGCGTCTTGAAAAACGATGCAACTTGCTATCATCAGGCAAGGATTGCTTAAAAAGTTTGCATTTTCTATTAGGATCATCATACGCCGTGAATTCATTGTTCATACTGGCGGCGATGAGTGGTGGTTTCAAAATGGATCTCACGCATCTTTGATCGTTTATAGTTGTTATATAGTATGTAAATGCAAATTTGCAGAACCCTTCAAAATGGGAATACAACATAACAATTAACGATTTGCGATATTTTTTGCGCAGATCTTCTTTTTTTATATTGGATTCAAGGTTTTGTAAAAAGACTAGTTCCTCATATCTCCATGCATACTCTGCCTCAAGTTCGGCAGATATTTTCTCATAGTCCATTGCAAAAGTTACGAATCCTTTCCTCTGCAAATTCGATTCTCTTTTTAAATGGCGTTGTATAATTTTTCCCGCCACTTGTAGTCATGTCTATAAAATCAGGATCTTCTTTTATTTTCGTCAAGATAGTTTTCAAGAGAGAGAATTTATCTTCTGTAAGACCTTGGAGCTTATCTAGGTGAGATGCTATACAAAGTGTCATTGCTTCATAGTGATATGTAGAAAATCTAGATGACAAATTCTTTTTATTGCGCACTACCGAAGAAAATACTTTTTCCCCTAAAGTTTTAGCTAAAATATCAAACGTATTATGAAAAATAATTTTTTCCTTTGTATAGTCAAAATTATCGGGGGCGCTCGAAAAGTACTCCATGCATTCAGTTAAATATGAACCAACATCATGGACATATTTATGCTGCATATTTTTTATTGCAAAAAATCGTAATACAAGTTCTTGATCATATTTTTGGCGAATCTTATCTTTACTTACTCGTGCAATGCATTTTGTAAACGGTTTATACTGGCTGCATTCTATGAGGAAGTTGTTAAACTCCGGCGAAAGCAAACGAATCGTGCAATTTCTAACTTCTTGATCACTCAATTTTGAACCACCTGTATTCAATCTTTTAAACATGTGGTATCTAAGGCGAGTATCACTTTCTTTTCGCAGGACTTCGACACGTATGAAATTGCGCTTCAATCGTATTTGTAAAGTGATTGGTAAAGAGGTATAAATCAGCTTGTTCAAACTTTCGCATATATCACAACCCTCGAGTTTTAAGAAACGCGGCTTTTCACTATCTTCCTCCTCTCCTTGATAGTCAGGGTGCTCACCGCGAAAATGTATGTAAGAAGATACGCGCTGGAGGCCGTCAATCAGCTCATATTTTCCTTCCTCCTGTTCAACAACAAAAATAGGAGGGATCGGCATTTCCAGCAACAGTGATTCAATAAACCGAGATTGCTGGACTTCGCTCCATCGAAAAAGGCGCTGATATTCAGGATCAATAATTAATTCGCCATCTTTATACATATCGAGCAACTCATTAAAGGATAAATCTAAACTTCTTGTTCGTACCGTTTTGATTTTATCCTCGATTTCACTGATTAAATCTATATTTTTCGACATGATTGATCATCCTTTTTTAAAAGAGAGAACAGTTTCTTGAATCGTTGAGATTCCTCTGTATGATCTAGATCCTTTATTTAGATTGGACAGTGTTGCTTTGCTATTGAAATCATAGCGTTCCTCCAACTTCCAGCAAAATAGGTGAGACATTTCTTCTATGATACTTGGAAGATCTAAATAGATATCTTTGTAATATGACGACTGAACTACAAGTGTACATGTGCCATTTTGCTTTAGTACTCTATGTAATTCAATCATGGAATTGTAAAATGAATGGAAGTACTGTAAAAATACCTTTAAATAGTACTCCTTGGAAGCTTTTGATCCATGAGATGCGACACTCTTTAGAAAGTCTTTGCAAACCTCCCCCCACGCTGGGGAGTATCCGATATCCTCTGCTTTTTGTATCTTATTTGTCCCGATCATCTTGCTGCGCAGGTCATTAAAATCTATATGATCAGGCTTTAGCAGCGCCAATTCCGGCAATGTCGCAATAACATAATCTATTCGTGTACAGTAGGGGGGAGATGTGATTACATGATCGATTGATGCCGTAGCAAGGTTTAAATGTCTGGAATCTCCAAACTCGATAATTGGAGCAACCTGCTGAGATTGTCCTTGGTTCTTAAAGAATGCAGCCATCGACATTGTTTCTTCAAGGAAAACCTTATAAATCTTCCTTCGAGCAATGTAAATGCGGTCTTCGGGGGACGTTGCCTTCTTAATCCATGTCGGATTCGTAGAGCGAAATCCAGCCAAGAGACTTTTTACCGTTCGAAATAAAATCACCCGAAAAAAATCTTGAAGCGCTGTTCCATTGATACTGTAAGGCTGGCGAGTTGTACGCTTCATTAGGTAAAACTCGAGTTTTCGAATGTAGTAGATTGAGTCGTCTTGAAACCAATAGTTTAAAGGATCTCCAGCTGTTTCTATACGCATTTTAGATGGAGAGCATTCATTTAAAATGGTGTTTGCCAAATCAATCAAGGCTTCATAAGTAATATTTGACAACGCCTTTGCATTGGCAACCGTCACCATCACCGGATTAATATCATAACCATAGGCTTGGATTCCTTTTTGCATGGCGACTTGTGTAGTAGTGCCACTGCCATTCCATGGGTCTAGAACCGTTTGACCTGGCATTATCTTTAATAACTCGAGTACATCAGAAACGAATCCCTGCGCATACCCGGCGTAATATGGATACCAGTCTGCCTTTCCGTATATATTATCTCGAAGTTTTGGATTTGTTAAAGCCAAGAATGATATTCCTCTCCGTTACATATTACAATTTCCTAGGATTCCTGTTGATAGAGTTGATCCCTTTTTTCCAATATTGATATGGGCTCCTCTCGGGCCTATGGACACACCTGTGACACCATCTTTTCCAATATTAATTTTTATCCCTGGTAATATTTTTATTGATTTACGAAAACGCCAACCCATGAAGATGCTTCCCTGTAATCCTCTGTATGTTGGTCATTAAATTAAAAAGAATAATCGTAGGCATTTTTTTCTAATTCATCATGATGCTCAGATGCGTAATTGCAAATTGTTTTGAACATCATATCACCCCATGTATTGGGTTGAATTTCATATACGAAATTATTATGGTATTCCTGTATTTTGTTTCCGTCCTTGTCATAGAAGGATATTATATGTGTCGTTTCGCTTCGATCTGGAATAGAATAAGTCTTATAGGAAATACTGTGATGTAGAGTAAAAAAATGAAAATCTTTGAAGTCTTCTGCGGCTATCTTGGCACCTTTTTCAGTATAAAATGCTTTTTCCCAAAAAGAAATTTTTGTAGTGTCGATCGTAGTTTTTGAATAGTCTAGTGGATCGTGCTTTATGTTATAGTGAATAAATAATTTGTCAAAGAAATATGCGCACTCATTATTTGAACTGATCCATTGCCAATTTTGCGCATACCCTACACTCGTCGATAAAGCAACAAGCGCAGCGATCAACAGCGAGAACACTTGCTTTTTCATGGCGATTACCCCCCTAATTAAACCCTACATAACTTAACCCAAAAACTAAGGATGCCATCCCTCAGCAAGGAAACGACTTACATAATATTCATCCAAATCATATCTATAAGCCATCAAACATTCGGCAAACTCATTCGCCTCGTGCTCTATACGGCTATTGGAGAAAGATAAGTGATGCATCGAAAATGCAGCATATCTCGGGTGACAGACAACATGACCGAGTTCATGACAAAGGACAGCGGCTTGCTGCCATTCTTCCAGATTTTTGTTGATCGCGATTGTCCTGCGACGCAAAACCTGCTTCCAGAACCCATTAACATTGGGGGGCAGATCGAGGAAGTAGACAATGCAATTCAGTTCCGTTGCCAAGCGGAACGGGTCGGACGTATCGTGCCTTCTCACCAAATTTCTCACGCGCAAAGGGATGTTCACCGGCTTCACCTCTTTTATGGTGGTGATTATAGATAACAAAAAGACCTCTGCCGAAGCAGAAGCCTTTTTGTGTTACACCGTAACATTTCTCGTATTATTTGGGAGTCAAGCCCAATCTGTACGCATATATTACACGTTTTGGGATGGCTTGTCAAGGGATTCTGCTTCTATGTAATTTTGGTGAATCATTTTACATATTTTAGACATGATGTCTGGTGGAATACAAATATCATATAGATGGTCGTTCCGCTTTGTCGGTGTAATGATTCGTTGTTTACTGACCGTAACAATTTGATGTGTATCAACAATCGACCCCTTGTTCATCTTTTCGGCAAACGCGATGAGGGGATCTATTCGTCGATGCAGTTTCTGTTCAAACGCTTTCAAGAGCACGGGGATTTGTTTCATCTGTGTTTGTTCGTCCATAGATGAAAGTTTATGAACGCTATCAAGAATATCATACAGCACAGGAGAACCGAAGGATATATCAAGCTGCTTTGCCACTTTCAGGATAATCAGTTGTGAAATGGAGATTGGCAGTTCGTATTCCCAAGGCTTAATACCTTGCTCTATATGGCGCAGCTTTTTGGAAATCATAGGAACAATCGTTATAAGTCCGTCCTTCTTTCGATTGTCATTATCGAGGACAATACCGTAATGAGGGCCGCCAAGCTCATGTCCGATGCGAAACCCGAGATTGATGAATACAACTTGCCCGCGTTGAAACCGAGGAAGATAGGAGGCGTTGAATGTTCTTTCGTTTCGGATGAACGTAAGATATTGCTTCAACCACATAATGAATTTTACAGAGAGATCATAATTGTTACGAATCATATCTTTTAGATATGCTGCATAGTCAAGAAAAACTTTGCGGCGATATTGCCTGAAATCTTCTTTATTTGATATATCGCGTAGGTGCTTCTTACTAAAACTCATACGGTACGCCCTCCATATGTCTCACGGGTCAATCCTTCTTACGTTTGTTTTTCTCTTTGACATCCCAGAAGATGAGTTCGAGCGCCTTCTTCACCTTTTCCTTGTCATCGCCATCGAGGACTACGCCGTTGTATGTGAGGTTGTCATCATCAAGCACTTTTTCAAGCTGCCGGCGTGTGCGTGCGTCAATCTTTTGCCCCGTGGGGGACACGTCGGGCAGATCGTCCGAGGCGGGCGCGGGGGATTGTTCCCAACCCATAATATAGGCAGGTGTAACATTATATACTTCGGCAAGCATTTCTATTTTGTCTACGGGGATATTTGTTACAATATCATTCTCGTATTTATACAGTGTTTGTTTTGATACTAGTACACGTTGACCTACTTCGTCTTGGGTTAAACCTCGATCTAAACGAAGGGCTTTTAGGCGCGCTCCAACAGAACCCTTAGGCATAATAATTCCCTCCTTTTCTGTAGTGGTGTGATGCTTATATCTTAACATAAACAACATAAAAAGCAACAAAAAAGTTACTTTTGAAGAAAAAAATATCTTGACAGGTTACTTCATTCGATATATACTCAGGGTATCTTAAAAAGTTACTTCAGGAAAGGAGGAGGAAGATAGATGATAAAAACAGACGAGCTTATTGGGTTGATGGCAAAGCACCAAATCTCACGTAAGGAAATGGCGAAGAGACTTGGAATAACACCGAAAACCTTTTCTCTTAAATTGAAAAAGGGACATTTCGGTTCTGATGAAATCGAAACCATGATTGAGGAACTTGAAATTGAAGATCCTATGGCAATTTTTTTTGCCAAGAAAGTAGCTTTGTAAGTTACTTTTGAACAAAAATCCCAGCGATGGGCGAGGAGGTGAGTATGGATGAATCGGTTTTTTCTTTGGTTGGACGATTACTCGTTCAAAAATCCGGGAAAGCTGGTTGTATTCTGCATTGTGAGCATTGTACTCTCTGCTATTTTGACAGCCATAAACCTAGCAAGGTTGCTATGAGAGAAAATGAGCCGAGGACTACGCTGGCGCGAAGCAGCCACATGGTCTGCCAATCCTTTTTCAGCTGATACAGCACATCTTCGCCATACTCGGTCAGCCGCAAAACATCAGTATTGGAAAATCCATTTGCAGAAAGTTTTTGCGCAAGGAGCCTTCCATTACTGAATACGGGGTGAATTGTACCGTCCGGGTCGTGAATTTCTCCTGTTCTGATAGCAATTAGGGGGATATGGGAATACGAATCATCAAGTGCCCGACAAAGTAGGTAGTCGCTCACCTTTGATAGGTCTATATATGGTTGAACAGGGGATTTGCGAAACGCCCACACAACAGTATCATTCATTTCTTTAGTCATTCGATCATCTTCTTTCCGTGTTTATTGTATCACGCAGGGGAGGTGGTAACAACAGCGAGAGGAGGTAAGTCTGTTGAAAAAACCTGTTGTCGAAACGCTGCAGCGATCGGAATCGCGTACATTTTACGCAGACGTTCAAGGGAAGATGGTTTATGTGACCATCACAAAACAAGATATTCCCCATGTCGCTTTAGCGCATGGTAGCGCATACGCCAGCGTTGGGGAATATCTCAAGATGCTTTCTGAAGTCGTTGATGCGTCATGAGCAACTACGCATCAAGCCAGTCGTGACCGTCCGGTGAAATCTGAAACGCAATGGGGTACGGTTCGCCAAGGGCACGCATAACCTCGCGGATATATCCGCGATCTTCGAGATAGGTCATGACCTGATCGACGCGAAAGTCATCCATGTCGCACCGTGCAGCAATAACACGCGTAGGAATTGGGGCTGCTTTTTCCGTTTCGGAATACTCACGGGCGTTTGAAAGAAAACGAAATGCGTCACGTCTCATATTAACACCTCCTTTCGCTGTGATTATATCACGGCGCAGAGAGGGGCAACAACAACCGAAAGAGAGGGGGAGCAATGAGAGTAGATATAGAGCTTCTTCGTAAAACGATGAAGCATCATGGCTTGACGAATGAGAACGCGGGAAAAGCACTTGGCGTATCTCGTGATGGCTTTCAGCGAAGATTGCGAGATAAATCATTCCGCATTGCCGAAGTACATACACTTATACAAGTTATCCCACTCACAAAAGCGGAGGTATGGAAAATCTTCTTCGCTGAATGAAAAAGATAGGATGCTGCTACATCCTATCTTCTGAAAAAACGTCTCTTGGATTATTTCTTCCCACGGGACGGACGCTGTGAAAGGGCGCTTCCTGCTGCAGTTTTAGAAGCTTTTCCGGTACTCCCACTACGTAATACCTGAGAAGCTGCACGTGCGGCGCGTGCAGAAGTGACCTTGCCACTGTTCGATTTCGCCATAATGAATGTTTGAAAGTAAAAAGCCGAAACGCCCTTCGGGGCGTCCGCAGGGAATGACCGCCCTGCGCTGATGATGGCAGGTCACGTCCCGCCGATTGAGGCGAATCATGGTAGATAGTCCAATGAGAGGCGGGGCGTGGATGCATAGAGGAGGTGAGGAGATGCCGAGGAAAGCGGCTGAGGCAGCGACGCTCGACATCGTGAAAGTGCTCACGGATGCGGTAGAAAGGATCGCTGCAGAGAAGGTCGCTGAACAGTCGGAGGTGGCGACGCAGCGCATCATTGAGCATCTGCCAGAGGTTGTCTATCTGCCTCCGAAACCTGCGGAGGTGCCGCAGGAGCGATTGCTGAGTGTGGGGGAAGTCGCAGAGATACTCGGATGCTCGACGGCGACTGTTGCCAAGCGGTTCGAGAGCGGCGATCTTGCGTTTGTGCTCGAACGCGGCTCGGAGAATCGAAAGGTGCCGTATAGCTGGGTGGTTGAGTACATCTATAGCTTGCCACGATATACAGGCAAGCTCAAAGAGAGAAAGGAGGTC